TAAAACTAAAAACTATTTTGTTTGGGCTAGTTTCGCAGAGAAGGCCATGAATGAAATGGGGTACGATAATGTTAAAACCCTTAGAGGTTCATTAGATCATAAAAACTTTTTCAGACTTTCGGACGAAGATAGATCAAAGCTCAGAAGCTTTCATAATTTAAAAGACGAATTTATTATTGGTTTTGTTTTCAGGAATCAACTCAGGAAAAGTGTGCCTAATATTTTAGATGGCTTTAAATTATTTAAAGATGCTAATCCAGACTCTAAACCCAAATTGTTTTTACATACACATTGGTCAGAGGGGTGGAACATTGGTAATCTTATTAAGGAAAAAGGTATAGATCCATCTGACATTCTGACAACTTATGTTTGCAAAAATTGTGGAACTTACCACATTGCGAACTTCCGAGGTCAAGAACAAGACTGTAATACTTGTGGGGGTAAAGGCTCTGTGAACACAACAAACACAGGTAAAGGTGTAACGGAGCAACAACTCAACGAAATTTACAACCTAATGGATGTATATTGCCACCCATTTACCAGCGGTGGGCAGGAAATCCCAATTCAAGAAGCGAAACTCACAGAGCTTGTCACGTTAGTCACGAACTATTCTTGTGGGGAAGATAATTGCACAGAAGAGAGCGGCGGTTTGCCATTAGAATGGAACGAGTATAGAGAACCCGGAACTCAATTCATTAAAGCTTCTACTTGTCCTAAATCTATTCTGAAACAACTGCAAAAGACTTACGATATGAGTTTATCTGATAAAGAAGTCTTAGGTAAAAGAGCTAGGCAGTGGGCTATAGACCATTTTTCTATTGATGTTATTGGCAAACAACTTGAGGATATTCTCGATAATATGCCTGAAGTAGATTATAATTATGATTCTGAATATCGAAAGATGAACCCGGATTACGTTCCAGAAGACGGGATGAATGCCGATAAGTTTCTTATTGATATCCACAAAAACATCCTAGACGAAGACATAGATTCTAATTCGATGTCATTCAAACATTGGGTAGCTAAATTAAAAGCAGGAGAAAAGGCTGTTGATATTTTAAATCATTTTAAAAAAATAGCTTTTAATTACAATAAAGAACAATCCAAACCTTCTTTAGATAATCTTTTGGGTGAAGAGGATAGAGACAATAGAATAGCCATCGTTATTCCAGACTCTGAAACAGATGTTTTGCTTATTAACTCTCTTTTACAAGAGTTTAAAGAAACCTATAAGGATTATAATATCTACGTTTTTACAAAACCAGAGAATTATCAGTATATAGAAGACAGCCCTTACTTATTTAAGATTCTACCTTATACACCTCAGTTAGAAAACTCTTTGTATATGGAGGGTGTTTCGGAAAATAACGGTTTATTCGAAATGGTTTTCCACCCGAATGCAACAACTCAAAAAAGTCTATGCTTTACCCATAATGGTAAAGATGAAACACAATTTTCTTTTGTATAATGTCACACCTTTTAGAAGAATACGCTAAAAATTTAGGGGTGAAGGTTTCAAAGCCTATCATCCAAGAGCATTTCTTCCCACTTCTCGATGATAAGTATATCATTCTTTGTGGGGAAGATAAAACTCAATCAAAATATTATAAGCACTACTCTTTAGTATTAGGCTTATTGGAACCAATCCTGAAAAAAAACAATATTAAAGTATACCAATTTGGAGGTAAACAAATTTCAGGCGTTGATAGACTACTTAATCTAGACTTTAAAAAATCTGCATACATTATTTCTAGATCTTTACTGTATGTTGGTCCTGATAATCACCTAGCCCAATACGCAAGCTCTCAAGATATCAAGACTATTACCATATATGGTAATTGCTATTCGGAAAATACCAAGCCTTTTTGGTCTTCCGATGGATCTAAACATGTGACTATTGAACCTGAATGGGACAAGAAACCTTGTTTTTCCTCTACGGACCTCAAAGAGCAGATTAACACAATCAAGCCGCAAGATATTTGCTCACACATTCTTAATCTCTGCGGTTTAGAAGGCGAGGAGCCTCTATTCAAAACGAAACATATAGGTAAACACTTTTATCAAAATATTACAGAGGTTGTTCCAACTGAAATTAGTAAATTAAATATTCCGAAAGATATCTTTCTTCGCGTTGATTATGGTTTCGAGGAGTCTTCTTTTATGCATTATTGCTTAAACCATAAAGTGGTTATTGTTACAGATAAGCTCATACAACCTAGTGGCTTAAGTAAATTCTCAGGTAATGTTTCCAAAATTCTATACACAATAAATAAAGAACTAGATACGATCCCTCAGAAATACTTCGATATCCTCAAAAGAATGGGTATTGAAATAGTTTTGTTGTCAGAAAAGAAGGAGGATTTAGATTACCTAAGAAACAAATATTTTGAGGTTCCAGTCCAATTAAGAAAAGAAGAAAAAGAAAAAATTGAATGCTCACCAGAATCAAAATTCTTAAGTAATAAAAACATCATCGAAGGGGATAAAGTTTACAAAAGTTATGGGCATTACAAAAAAGGACTTGACTCAGACGATAATGTATTGGATACTCCTGAGTATTGGGAAGAACTAGAACACTTCTGTATTTATGAGTAAAAAGAAAGTAGCCAAAAAAGCGAAGGTTAAGACTTATGGTCCTGACATGTACGAGCGTAATCAACATGGATTACTTAGTAATGTAGATTACGAATTCAATGAGAACGGCTCTGTTAATTGGAGAGCTATGATTAAATCTGAGTTCCTGTATCCTAATAAGGATTGGTTTACACTTAGAAACAAAGAGATTCCAAGCTCTTCTGAAGGGTTAAGAGATAATCAGCTTCTGATCATGCTCGCTGGTATCAAAGAGCTTGCCAACCTTAGAGGGTTTAAAAGTGTTACGTTTGAGACTCAAAGCCCTTCAGATGGCTATGTGGTAGCTAAATGCAAGGTTAAATGGATTAGCAACTATGAGAGTTTTTATTCTGAAGACCATGCAAGCGCAGACAATACGATTGTTTATGAAGATGTAGCCAATGCTACTCTAGACAACACAGATTCCTTTGCTTCTAAGTTCTTAGAGACTATCGCCTGTAATAGAGCTTTTGTGCGCTGTGTTCGCAACTTCCTTAATGTCCATATCGTTGGCGCTGATGAGATTGATAAATCAAAGGGTAAGAATGATAGAACCGTTAGCTCTAGCCCGAATACGACTTCCAACGCCTCACCAATGACCCCTATTGGCCTCCTTCAGAAGACTCTTGACCAAAAACATGCGATCTCTGAGTTTGATGATTTCCTAGAGAAGCTTAGAGAACTCTGGAAGAATAAAGTTTACACCTGTGAGAGTATCAAGGATTGGAAGTCTTGGAAAGATGTGCCTACAAGAGAAGCTCGCAAGCTTACTAGCATCTTATCTAAATGATAGAGAGGATTACAAATCCAGAAAAATTTGAAAAAGCGGTCAATAATATATTTGACAGCTTAGATATAGATTCTGAAGAAAACCCTTACTATCAGATCATCCCTAACGATAGACAATCTTTCATAAAAGCTTACAGTCATAAAGGTCTTTTAGCTCAAAATGTTTTTGCGTGGGCTAACCTAAATAATTTAGGTAATTATGATGCTGGTATCCTTTTTGTAAGACAGCCAGATGCAAAGTTAAATAAAGTATTTTTTACAGAGCAAGTTTGGCTATCTAATAATCCAAAAGTTGGATTTAAGCTAATGGCGACCGCACTAGAGTTCGCTAGAAATCAAGGGTTTGAATATATCAGGATGGGCGCAGCAGTTAAATCACCAGCCTACGAAAAAGTCAAAAAATTCTATAAAAAAATGGGCTTTTTACTAGAAGCCGAAAGCTATATAGCAAAATTATGAGCGGTAAACAAGCTAAAAAATTAAGGAAAGCTTTACAAGCTGACAATGAAGTTTCGAAAAGAAATTATAAAAGGCTTAAAAAGAAATATTTAGAGGTTTCTGGGCCTAATAAATCTGACTTTATTAAAGGAGTGCAAGACTTATTTAATCCTACTGGCCCCTAAGCCTTTCATTCTCTTCTCTCAAGAATTTAATCTCGACCTTCAATTCTGTGACTTGAACAGTTAACTCACTTACTTGGACCCTCATAGCTTCTTTTTCGTGTGAGGAGCTAACAAGCAAGGACTCTAACTTACTCACTCTATCAATTAGGTTACTAAGCAGAACCCCCTCTGTTTGGTAATCTAATTTTTTTATTTGCTGTTCGGCACTTAGTCTGTGACTCATGTATTTCCATAAAGCTCCCCCGAATAATGCTGATGCTACGGATGAGATAATTGTCCAATGATCCATAAGTTTAATTACACATTATTTTTAAAAATATTAAAAATAATATTATTTAGGTGTAATTAAAATCAAATGGGGGAAACAGATAAAAATCTTGAAGAAGCCGAGGCTTTCGCTTTAAAATACTGTAACCCAGATGATAGCGAGGTCATCTCTGATCTTGACAGGTATGCGCGAGAGACGGCTTGGACGTTACTGCAAAGAGTTAAGCATTTAGATGATCAAAAGTGTGTTTGTGAGGAGTGCGGGATTGAGATAGTAGAGGAGATAGAAGAAGAAGTGGAACCCTCCCCTGAAGAGCAGGAAGAAAACCCAGAAGTCGAAGGTGAATCTTCAGATGATTCTAACCTGCAAAAACTTGTAGAGACAGATAAAAATAATAAGAGGCTAACAAAAAAATCAAAAAAGGTTGCAGTAGGGGCTGGACTTATAGCTGCTACGACTCAGAAAGTAGCAGCGATAGGAACTGCTGGAGTAATGACAATTGCAAGCGGAACCTATTTTCAAGCCAAAGCAGCGAAAACGGAAGGTATAGAGATAGCTGTTGTTACAGAGCAAGAATATGGAGCATTCTCCAAATTCAATAGGTTTACTGAGTCACTCTTAGGTATTTCAACCTTCGAAGGCGTTAGAGAGTACGCTGAAAAAGGCTATGGTGACATTAAAGGGTCTAATCCCTCTTCTGAGGAGAACGAAGAAAAGCAGGAGCTTTCTGAAGAAGAGGGGGCGAAGAGAGACAGGGAATTACTTAAAGTAAGGGAGGATCTTAAAATTAATTCCAATGAACCTCCTACTAATCCCCCAAAACTATCTGATTATTAATTATGGAAGAAATATTCGACAAAATTTTAGCGCCTTATATGTCCTCGCTGCCTGAATTTGTAATCGCGGTAATGGGTATAGTTGGGACACTTGCGTTTTTCGCGCCAGAAGATAGCAAGTTAAGTAGATTACTTAGCAAGGTCACTGGAAGATTGTCAAAATTTAAAGACTACTTACTTAAAAAACTTAAAAAATGAAAAAATTAACACCTTTATTATTGTCACTATTTATTTTATGTTGTTTTTGTAGAGCAGCTATCGTTACCTTTACAGGTGGGACGGCAAATTTAGAATCAGGAAGCACTATCATCACAACTACAACTTCTCAAAATTATGGAGTCATTAGCTACCAAGAGCAGTCTGTTATTCTTGAATATGTTTCGCCCACCGAAGATTGGAGTTTTCAAACCGTAGGTGATTATTATGAGGTAGGGAATGATGTTATTCATGGTCATTGGAATGCGATTTCTACTATAGAAATCTCACTTCAAAATAACACCCCTTTCGATTTGCAATATTTTCAAATCACATCAAATACTTCTGTTGGTGGGCAACCAGCTACAAACGAAGAAAATATCGGAATTCAAGGCTACTTAAATGGCTCCTCTGTTACGGAGATATACGCTTTACCCAGCGTAGATTGGGGTGCAGCAAGCACTAGAGATGTTTTCCTACCCAGCTCTTTTAATAACGTCGATAAAGTAGTTATCTTCGATAGAGGTGTATCAGGTAATCACACTGGAAATTCAAGTTGTCCTGAGTGTGGTAATTCAGGTTTTTGTTTTGGGATGGATAACTTTGTTTTTGATGAGGCAGTTCCGCAAAATCTTGTACAAGGAAATGCGACCCCATTAACAGCTATACCAGAGGCTAGTGTAGCTTTACTTAGTGGATTAAGTATTCTACTACTCCTACAAAGGAGAAGGTTTTATAGGTAGTTACTTGTTGTAAACTTCGCGCTCTAACTTCCTATAACGAGCATCTGAATGCCAAACTTCGTTAGTTTGAGGAGTGTAAACTCCTTCTTCAGTCTGAATCGGCTGACCCGCCTTGAGCTTCAAGGAAGACGGTTGATATATGTTTAAACTGGTTGTTTTCGGCACGGAGCTGCCCCCGCAAGAAGTCAGCGCGATCACTGGACTCATTGTCGCCAATAGCGCGTAGCTTTTCAATTTCTTCGATAAGTTCATTTTTTCTTTTGTTGTGTTCTCTTGTAATCTGTGAGAATGCAAGTTTATTTTTTAGTTTTAAATATAACCTAAGACTCTCAATTAAACTTTTGATCATTATTTTGTGTTATCAAATTTTTTTACCAGTAAGTGTTTTTACTGATCCAGAGATTCGTTCAGCGCAGTTTTTTGCATCTTCCAACTTTAAATAGGAGTGATGATAATTATTTTTTTTATCATACACTCTGTATTTTACTAATTCGGTTTCGTTCATGGTTTAAAAAGTAAAGAGACTCTGCCAACAAAATCTTCATCATTAGAGATGAGAGTATTGATTACTACAGAATCTCTTAGAAATTCTACATCTTTTATGTCCAATAGGTATTTTTTCTTGTCAATTAAGACGGATGTTACGGTGGTATCCTTTTTAAATACAAACCCATTGTATTCTGCCGTTTTACCAACTAAGTGATTGGCTATTTCGTTTGAAGCTACTACTTTTAATTGTCCTATCATTTTATCGGAGTTATACCAGAGGACAGTTTGATCCTCATCACTTAATATTATAGCTCTTTTATCGTATTTATCAATCCATCTTTTGTAAATATCTACTTTAAATGACCTCCTTATTTCTGATTTAAAATATTTTGGACTATTGATATGATCAAGAATTTTATAAAAACCTTTAATCATCTTGGTAAATTTTGATCCACCCACACCAAATAAGAATGCTACATGATTAAATCTTTCCTCCTCATTAATGAATACATAGCCAATTTTACCTTCGTTTGAAGCTAGATAAATATCAGAATAATTGCAAAAATCATCAAACTTTTTTCTAATAAACACTTTACGCACGTTATTAGAGCCAACTTGCATATTCCTATATGGCTTAGACCTACTACAAAAATTATAGAAGTCCTGCCAAACCTCCTCTTTGTCTTTAATTTGTGTAATTTTCATTTATCCCACATATAATAACAAAAAGAAGTGTAATATCTAATATGGCGGATCAAGGCAAAAATGAAGCAGCAAAGAGTTTACTCGATTTGCAACCTACTACTGTTTTAGAGTTGTATAAGTTACACGCTGATTTCCAAAATAGGCCAGAGATATTCTTCACTTTTCATGGTGGTTCTAATTTTTCCAATAATATAACTTGGCAAGGCATTCAATATCTCCCCCTTCCTGTTGAGGCGGAGGGTTTTGGGGTTTTTGCCAATGGAACATTGCCACGACCAAAGATTAGAGTTGGAAACCATAATAAAATAGTTACTGTTTTTCTTGAGAAATTTTCTGATTTTAAAAACGCAGCAGTTTTCAGGAAAAAAGTTTTTTTAAAGCATCTGGACGATGTTAATTTTGATGGGGGTAACCCATTTGGAATAGCTAACCCTTCCGCTGAAATCTCGGAAGAGAAGTATTTCATTGGTCAAAAGACAATAGAAAACTCTAACTATGTAGAGTTCGAACTTAACTCACCTCTTGACTTAGATAATTTTAAGGTGAATGAGAGAACGGTGAGTGCTAAATATTGCCATTGGCAATATCGAGGTTTAGGTTGTCAATATGCAGGTAAACCCATTGAGAAGGCGAATGGCTTATCCTTTACAAACACGAATGATGAAGTTGTCCCAGTGAGCGCCAATGATGAATTTGCATCAGAAAATCTGATTTATTCCGTTAGTGAACCTTATACTGCTGGTGATGTTGTTTTTATAGAAAATAGAAAAATAATTGTTAGCAGGGGTGATCAAAATGATTCCCCCGTTTTTCATAAAACCTATTATGTTTGTGTAAGTGATAATGACTCTAGCAACCCGCAGCGTCCAGAAGACAATGAATCATTTTGGCAAAAAGATGGATGCACTAAAAAAATAGGAGCTTGTCAAAAAAGATTTGCTGCAAATTCTTCTTTTTTAAGAAGAGTTTTCTTGGGGGATGGAGGCGAAAAGTCTTTTAAGTATATCCACAATAACACTGACAATCCTTTATCCTTCTTAACAGAAAACAGTAAGATCGCTGGGAATAGTAGTAGCCCTTTAAGTTATGAAGAGGGAGGAGGGATGTTCACAATCCTTTATACTTTGAGAAAAAATGATTTTTCTAGTATCGAAAATATTGACTCTGCTGATCAAAAAACAGTTGATGAAACTATTTTTGCCACTACAAAATTAACGAGAGATACTGATAATTTTACTGTTGAAACAGCTGCCCCCCAAGGTTTTAGTATGGCTTATACTAAACTAAATAACCCGGCCTCAAGGAATATGAATGCACGGCAGGATAGATTAAACTTTCTTCATGAAGGCTTTTTGGGGGAGAAGGATAATAACGGTATACCTCAGACTCTTACTGCGGGTAAGTTTCAACGTCGAGGCACAAATAATGGTCTTTTAAAGGACTCTTTTAATACTCAAATAATAGGTGTTAATACCAATGGTCGGAAAAGATTAACAACTTTACTTAATATGGCTGTAAATGTAGACGGTGAATTAAAAAGTCTAATGGGTAACCCGGGAAATGCTGGTTATGGACCTCTCTACCATTATCAAGGTGAGCAAACCACAGCAAATGCTGATTTCTTTAGTGTATTTGGTGATTCTGAAACAATTGTGGCAGACAATAACGCAGCACCCAATAAACAAGTATCTTCTTTTCAGGGTGATATTGCACAAGTTTGCATTTGGAATAGGAAACTAACTAACGAGGAAAGAACTTTATTAGTTAATACTAATTTAATTTCTACCCAAGAGAACACCGTGAATGATAATGGAAATCAAATCCTAGCTTCAAACTTCAATAAGGGTATAGGAATGCCGATTAATTATGCTGAATGTACGGGGGAACTAGCTTCATTGACGGGCGATGGACTTGTTGCTTGGTATGATATGGAGACGGGGTTTTTGGATTCCGGGGAAACTGTAACTGGTCTTTTAGATGAGCATACAGGCGAGATACATCTTAGTGGTTATGGAGGAAATGGGTTTGGACAGAGAGAAGTTACTTATAACTCAGCAAAATTCAGCGCTAACGTCCCAAATCAGACTAAAGCGTTTACCTTGCCATTCGGTGGGTTTCCGGGGACAGATGGTTATAATTATCAATCAAGAGGAACTTCCTAATGAACGAAAAACAAGCAATAAGTAAAGTAATTCAAATTTGTGAATCCAATAAATATGTGGAAGTTTGCGGTTTTTTAGGCTTAAAGAAAGATTCTAATGAATTTTTAGTAGAGCAACAAGAGAATATTTCAGAAGACCCTGCTAATTTTTTTCTTATTAACCCCATCAATTATCTTCTGTTTAAAGATAAAGTAGACAATTTAATTGTTTTTCATAGCCATATCGATGGGGATGAGAAGCCTTCGGAGTTTGATTTGAAGGTCGCAGATAATTGTTGTGACCCCTTCTTGATTTATAGTTTATTAAGCAAAAAAATACATATTCATACACCACAAAATTCAGAAATAGATGTAAGTATAATAGAAAGGTTAAAGGAGGCTGTATGACTACAATTAAAATACATGGAATTCTAGCAAAAGAGTATGGTGAATCCTTCTCAATGGAGCTGTCCAGACCCAGAGATGTTGTCCGAGCTATCGATGCAAATAGAGATGGCTTCAGAAAAAGAATGATTGACCTCCAAAAATCTGGTTTAAGTTATGATATTTTAGTTGATAGGAAAAGAATGGATGCACAAGAGTTTCTGTCCACTAAAAACCCAAATGAAATAGATATTGTGCCTTTAATTGCTGGTTATGGACCTGTCGGGATGTTTGTGGCTTCTTTAGTTGTATCTATAGCATCAGCCCTTATACAATACGCTTTAATGGACCCGGGTACTATTGAGGGCGGGGAATCTACAGTGAGTGGAGGGGCCGAATCTTTAATATTTCAAGGAGGCGCGGCGAACGTAGCATCACAAGGTGACCCTTTACCCATTGGTTACGGTAGGTTAATGGTAGGTTCAAATATTATCCAAAGCACTATTAAGTCTGTGCCGCAGTCGATATCAACTGTTAATTTGATGACCGAAAACCCCTACGACGACTCCGTTGGCGTTGCCGACATAAGACGAGCTTTTATTCAAGAATAATGAAGCATTTACTTAAAAAAATATCCTCACGAGGAGGTGGCAGCAAAAAACCTAAAGTAACACCCGGAGTTCTAAATCCTCCTTCAATTGGAGATTTTGAATTTGGAGCTTCTTTTAGTGTCGCTGAAAATATTGATTTAATTTCCGATGGGCCAATTGAAGGTCTGGTTGATCCAGAGGGGAACAAGTTATCTAGAAATCAAATTTCTAGAGGTGTGTATTTAGACGATACTGCTGTTTCAGTGGCAAATAAAGACTTTGATCCTAACGCTCCAATTTCATCTTCTTTTACCATAAACATTGAAGAATTAGACTTTGCCGAGCGATTTAAGGGTAACGTACGTAATGGCTGGACTCACTTTACCATAAGATATATGGGTGGTACATGGCCTTTAGGTAATGCAGGTAATGCTATCCCAATGATTCATGGATTTAGAAATGACTCATTTCAGGATTGGAGAACTTTAGATGGTAAGACTTATGAAAATATGAGATCGACAGATAAGGTGCTTGACAAAGATTCTTATGGGGATGGTATAATGTTAGGGCCAGAGAATGGAAACACTAAGTCTTGGTTTAACATCGAGGGGAGTGATCATAACTATGGCTACGTTCAGCTTAATTGCCGAAAACAAGAAGGGGCTACATATGTTGCTGGAAATCCTTCGACAATACGCACGGGAACCAACAAAGCCTTTTCAAAATCAACTTTAATTTATTTTACGGGAGCGAGTGATGTTAGCTCACGAACATTTTTGAATAGCCGTCGCAATATAGAGAACTTAGAGTTCTTCTTTAATGAGAGAGCAAAAGAAGAGTCGATTACTTCTGAAGGGGCAATGACTCCTTTTATTGATTTGTTAAACGAATTAAAAAGTTTGGTAGACGTTGATGGAACTATAAAGAATCAAACATATTACGATTTAATAGAAACTACATTAACCAATGCGTTAGGCGATCATGACTGGCGAAACGTCCCTTCTGGGGAGCTTGAAAAGTTAGTATTTCCGGGTATTTCTGATGGTCATATACTCATGTATTATCCTGACAGAGATATCTTGGACCAAAATGGACACACAGGTAAAGTAATAACTAATACAGAAAATTTACAGTTTGAATTCACTAGTAATGGAAGCGTTGTTGCTATTGATAAAGCTAGCTTGAGATTTCTTAATGTATTAGTCCCAGTAATAAATGAAAACAACGAATTAACTGGGGATGTTATAGGGGCTATTTTTATAATGTCACTACAACATGTCGCTTCTTTTACAGCAGCTAACGGGGCGATTTACCGGGGTTCCAAATTCCCTTTCGCTATTAGAGAAGCGTTAGGAAGAATAACAACACTTTCTTTAACACATAAATATGAAAGTAATCTAAAATACAATTATTCAAATGTTCTTATTGAACAAAAACTGGGTGAAGAATCTCAAGGCCCATTAAATTTTTTCAATAAAATCTCTATTGATCAAAACTATAACAGGGTTCTATATGGGCCATATAGAAATTTTGGTGAGGTTCAACGAGTTAGACTTAGTAGCGGGGACACTAAACTAAGTTTTCGACAAAACACTGCTAATTTAGGTTTAATGAATGACGATGGACTTGGACTTAGTCTTAGAGGAGGTGGTGAGGAAGCGGCAGAGTTGGCGGAGGGTGAAAAATACCCGGAAGGAAGTAATGACGCTTACCGACGAAGCGCACAAGGTAGAGCATCTTTTTCTGATTGGGCTGCAAAAAATGTTAGTAATTTTAACGATGAAGAGGCTGTTTCTGTCACTCACATAGTTCACAACCCAAATGTTGCACAAGCATCAATTACTTTGAGAATTAATAGTTTATACGATTCTTTAGAAAAAGAACTCAACACCAGTGCAAGTGGTCCAGATGCTTTTAAACCGGGGGATAAAATACCAGCAATTGTAAATATTGCAGTCGAAGTCGGACTGTTAGAAAGAGATGGTAATGAGAAGCCTTATATTTCAAAAATATACAGAATCGTTTCTTTAGTAGAAACGGTAACCCTTTTGGATATAGGCAATCCAGATCAGGGGAATAGCCCAACTAACTACAGACATGTTATGGCGCAAGGTCGAGATCCAAAACATGATGAAGATATAAATGTCCCATTTGATTTGCCGCCTGTTTATTCTAATGCTTCGGATGCTGTAGATGGTAGTCTCCAAAAGAGATATGTGAAAGTCACAAAGTTATCTACAGAAACGTTCTCTGTTTTGATTAGTAAAGATGTTATGCTTTCTAAAGTAACAGAAATAATACCGTCTTATTTTACGTATCCTTTTTCTGCTGTATTTGGGGTTAAAGTTGACACAAGAACATTTAGTAATATACCACAAAGGACTTACGACGCTAGATTAAAAAGAATAAAAATACCAAGTAATTATTTCCCCACATCTACTGCTCTAACCTCAAAAGATAAAAGATACTATAAAACAGAAAAAGAGCTTGAAGAATCAGATGCTCTTGAGAAACAATTATATATTGGAGATTGGGATGGATCATTCAAAGAAGGTTGGACAGATAATCCAGCTTGGATTCTTTTTGACCTACTAACAAGTACGAGGTATGGTTTGGGTCAGCAAGTCTCAGAAACAGAAATTAATAAGTGGGAACTTTACAAGATAGGAAGGTTTTGCGATGCTGTAGATGAAAATGGTAATTTTGTAGGAGTTTCAGATGGTAGAGGTGGTTTAGAGCCTCGTTTTTCTTGTAATATATTATTTAATTCAAAAGAGAAAATTTTTGACGCTATTCAGTTAATATCAAATCTATTCAGAGGTAAAACATTTTTCAGGAACTCTGAAATTTCTTTTATCGATCAAAGAATAAAAGAGCCTATCGCGACATTTTCAAACATTAATGTTAAAGATGGAATTTTTAACTATTCTAATTTTAGAAGAGATCAACAGTTTAACACTGTTGAGGTAGCTTATAAGGATAGATTTGAAAACTTTGCTCCTAAAATAGAAGTTATCGAAGACGCTGAAGATATAAGAAATCGTGGTGTTTTCAAAACTACTATAGAAGCAGCAGGTGTTACCTCAAGAGCAATGGCTCTCAGAATTGGTGAACATTTAATATATAAAACAATTAAAGAGAATCAAAGAGTAGCTTTCTCTTCTGGTTTGGAAGCTTTACTTTGCCAACCCGGAGACTTAATCATTATAGATGATGAATTAAAAAGTAATAAGTCCAACTTTGGTAAGATAATGAGTGTGGACACTGATAGTCAGTATATCAGATTAAGTGGGCCTTTTAGCCCGACTTCAATGACAGGGGTTCTAACTGTTTACAATCCTACGGGCCAAGAAAGTATTTCTGGTTTAAACGCTTTGGCCACTAAAAAAAGACACAGGTATGAATCTTTTTCTATTACAGGCGACATTGATGCTGATTTTAACGTATTCACTGGAGATTATTCATTTTCTGGTTATAAAGATGGTTACAGCACGGGGGAAATTGAGGAGCATAAAGAGGAAAATGATTTATTTGAAGAGTACGCTTGTTACACGGGAACTGGGGATAATGTACTTTATTTTAATACGGGGTTTACAGGTTGGGTTTTTGCTAGTGGCTTAATTTATCAAGATAATGAAGATAATGATAAATTTATATCAGACACGGGTTTTGGAGGGAATACTTTATATTCAATAAATGAAAGTTCAGGTGTTTATAAGTATGATGATGATGATACCACTGACAGAAGGTCGAGAACACAATATCGTGATCTCAGTGGGCATTTCTCTGGTTTATCCCAAGATATACATGATTATGGTGGAATTCTTGAATCAGAAATCGGAATAGGGACTCCATCTCAAATAGTTACTTTAAATGTCGCGGGTGGTGGTTCAGTTGGTGATGTGGTAGGGGAAAGAGGTTCTTTTGTAAGCGGGGTTGATAAACCTGAATTCTTAAGCATTATAAAAGTTGGGAGTCCATATAGATACGACATAAAAAATGCTTCTGATATTATCTATCAGATTGATTCAATTAAGGAAGACAACCCTAATGAGTACTTAGTGGCTGCGATAAAATTTGATACTGGTAAGTATGATCTTATCGAGAAAAATATTTCTATAGACAGAAAAGAAAATACTTTTGCATATTCTGTTGCTACTCAAGTTGGAGATAAAATTTATACAAATTTAGATCAACCCACTTCTTTAGTATTAACAACGGGTGAAGATGCTGGAGCAGCAAGTTTTTTCATTAGCGGTGCTTGGCCACAAGTCGCCAATAACAATGGATACAATGTAAATTTACATTACCCTAATGGAGTAGTGAAAAACTCCAGTATTAGTCAAAATGTTACTGGTGTTAAATTTACAGGTATCACAAGTGTTGGGAACTTCTTTATGGCTGTAAAAGCTTTGGGAGATCAAACTTCAGATTCAACAAACGTTTATTTTGATTCTGAGTATACTACTACCAGAAGCTTTTTCTTGTATGAGAATATAGCTTCTCTTGATAGACCAATAATTACAAACATAAACTTTAGATAAGATGCCATTTGATTACGGGAATGACCTTTTAAACACGGGGCTTTATGAGTTTCCCGCTTCCTTCTCTGGTAACACTGGAGATACAACCGCTATTTCTAGTGGTAGCGGAATTCATTTGTACAAAGATGTTCGTATACAGCTAGGTATTTTAGATAGAGATGAGAATGATATAACTAGTGAAAGTTCTTTTTTAGCTAGCGCTTTTACCTCCAAAGTTAATATAGATATTATAGATATTTCTGGAAATAATATCAAGACTGGATATCTGGTTGATTACAAAAATACATTTTTTACTTTTAATGAAGTAGAAAATATAAATGTTTTTGGGGATTATGCAAAGCATTTTGGAATCAGAACTAAAGTACAAGGTCGAGATAGTTTAGAAAGTGAGTCTGAGTTCTATTTTTATGGGAACCTTCCTTCAATTAGTGGGGTTGCCGTTAAGGATGCAACGGGGACAACGTTCCATTCTGGTTCTTTGTCAGATAAATCTGGTATAAATACCACAGGTCAAACTGGTCAAATTAGTTTAACAGTTACATTCGATAATGACATGTCATATGTCAAAATGACAGATTTGGATGTATTTATTACTACTGGCAGTGGATTTAATTCCGAGTCATTATTTCCTGAATATACCGCACCAATTAATCAATTAGGTATCCAAACTTTTGATATAGATGAAACAAAATTTGAAACAAATTCTGGAGATTTTTATCTCCACTTAGTTTCCAACAGTGAAATAGGCTCCGGGGTAGTTTGGACTGTCGGCCCCAATAGGATTGTAAAACAACCTATTGAGAGAAACCCCTATGCTACGATTGATGAAGCCGTCCTTGTTTATGGGGAACAGTCTATCTCTGGCGAAAAGACCTTTTATTCAACAGTCGAAGCTCCCAATTTAACCCTCACAGGTCTATCAAATCAAAGCTCAGAAGCTACCGCGCTATTTATTAATGGAAGTAATGAGATTGGTTTTAGGGAGCTTGGGGCAGCAGCCTTCTCCTCATCCGCAGGAAGAACGGTTACTGCTGGTGGCAATACTCTTGATCCTAGTGAGACGTTAGCGTTTACAGCAGGTTCGGGTATACAAATTACGGAATCTTCTGGTGAGGTTACGATTGCGTCACCCTCTGGCGTAGCATCAGATGATGTTAACTTTATAGTAAAACTTACTCAGGCTGAGTATGATGCAATAACTCCAGACTCTAATACTTTATATTTTATTAGTGATGAATCAACTAATTCTCCAGTTGTTAA